GCTCCCTAGTGGGAGCCCTGCCGGGTACCATGCCCGGTTCCGTGATGGACCCTATGTCAGGATGTCAGATATGAGCAGGACACGAACACTAACAGGTTCGCCTACTATTCCCGGGAAACGGACGAGTTCGTCCGGAATTATTTCCTATGGGGATAGGAGTGCCAGTTGGCAGTCCACTTGTGTCGATCTTGTCGAGGCCCCTCCGTTTAGGACCAATAAGCCGCTTGTGATTAAACACAGGCGGTGTGATCCTTTAAGGATATCTGGTAGAGTACGCACTAGTGCGTACAACATAAACACCTACGAAGTTTACAACCCTGCAAACTTCACAGGTTACCAGTACTGCCCAGCATACCCTGATGCCCCAGACTGGTCACATTTGAAAGCAAAAGCGCTTGCAAATATGAACCCGTTTAAGGCTCAGACGGATATCCCTCTGTTCTTGTTTGAACTTAGGGAATTCCCACGTATGCTCTGGGATCTCGGTCGAGTCTTACAAAAACAAGTAAGACCTTCAGATATCCCAGGGGGTTACCTAGCCTATCAATTCGGCTGGAAACCCTTAGTCTCTGATCTCAAATCCATGCTGGACTTTACAGCCCAGGTGGAGAAGAGGCAGAACTATTGGCGCAGTATCATCCGCGGAGAGAAAGTCAAGCGAGTCATAGTAAACGACTCGTTTGATTCTGAATGGACGTATACGGCCGCAACCACCATGTATGGTAACGTGGTGGGGACGGTTAGGAGAACAACCTCAGAAGAGAGTTGGTACTCCGCCAGGCTTAAGTTCCTGGAGTCCATTCCTGACCCAAGTGATACGAAAGAAGTATTTCGTATCGTCTACGGCCTACGCCTGAATCCTTCAACCATATGGAACGCAGTTCCATGGTCCTGGATGATCGATTATTTCACCAACATTGGTGATATCATCGAAGCCAGGAACGGTTACAACCGTTGGAAGTTTTCAGAGCTTTGCCTTATGAGTCACCAACGGATAGAAGAAACCGTTGGTGAGCTTTCCGGTGGTTACGCTGGCAATACTGTCAGCCATACCGGCGGAACGCGCTACTCAGAAGTAAAGAGTAGGAACGTAGTGGGCAGCGACGACAACCTCCCGATAACGTTCTCTCCCTTCTTATCGAAGGGACAGTCTGCTATCTTGGGAAGTCTCTTGACATCTAGAGCCCTTAAAAAGGTTCGTATGTAACGCCGAGAGGCGTCACACCCCTTAGAAGGAGGACTAAAATGTCTCTTGGAGATCCGATTACTCTCAGCTGGAATGGTGCCAATAAGACGCTCGTGCGTACTGCACGAGATTTGCCTTTTGGGCACGAATATTTCCTCGATGAGAGTGCAGCCGATGGTCTGCGTTTCACGCTGACCATCAACCATACAGTCCCTAAAGTAGTAGGTGCGCCAGGTGAATCTCACCTGGTTCGCTTGGATGTCGAGCAGTATAGTCAACCTGCTGGCACCCTCGAGCGTGTATCATCTGCTTGGGCCGTGATTAAGACTTTCACGGGCAAGCAAGATAGCACGCTTAGCAACTACACCGCGGGGGCTCTCTCTGCGTTCCTTGATGGTCCAACGATCACCAAGGTTGTCGCAAGAGAGTCGTGATTGTAGAACACTAAGTTTCTACTCTCACACCTGTATGCGGATATCCTAGATGCGCTACACAACCACCCAATAAAGGAGTCGTTAATGGAAGCACATCTCGCGAGACACGAAGTCGAGCCGATCTACCACGCCTTACTTCAGGACGTTGGTAGACTGGACGAAGACCTAGTGTCATATCTTGAACCATGTGTTAATCACACGGTCAAGGTAACCCGCACAAGAGGGTTGGAATTTGTATTGGTCGATCTGCCTGCCCTAGGAAAAGCCTTTGATAAGGCTTTATCCACAGGCTGGCTAGATCGCAATACAGTCCCTCGTACAGTAAAGCTATCGGAGGGTTCTCCCTTCGGTAGCCTACTGTGTTGTTGTGGGTTTAATACCGACCTTGAACACGTAAGTTCGGTGACTCCAACACGAGTGTATTTCATCCGTACCTTCTTGTACATGATGAAATCAGTCGTAAAGGATGCACCAAATGAGCGTATTCAAGAACACGTTAAGGAATTCCTCAGTTTGGATCGGAGTCTTAGGACTCCTACTCTTAACTGGCTGTCAGACGATATCCTCCATGGATCTTTCCATGAAATATCGTTTGCAGACGGGATTCCCGAGTGCTGCCCCGAAACCAGGTACTTTCCTGGGTTCGGTCTCGCCGGCGCCCCACCCTTGAGGCTATTAAAGCTTCTACAGGTGGTAGCCGATCGAATTGTGTCTAGGTTTCCAACCCTAGACCCGCACTCGCTCGTCGGTAGACACGGTCCCGGTGCTGTAGCTGACCTTAAGGGTGGAGAAGACAAGTACGTCTTCCCTACCTGGCCAGACAAACTCGAGGCCTTATTCCCTCAGGATCACCATGGACATGCGAACTTATCGCATTTCATGGATGAGCCCTTAGAGTCTAAGGGTGGAACGGAAGCTCCCGCAAAGATTTCGGCAGTGCCGAAATCCTTTAAGGGACCCCGTCTCATTACCATCGAGCCTACAGCGCACCAATATCTCCAGCAGGGGATATTGCGGTGGTTTCGGGAAAACTTTCCCAAACCACTTACCAAGTGCATTGACTTTTACAGTCAGGAACCCTCGCGGGACCTGGCTTTAGCTGCTTCAATGCGAGATGATCTGACTACGATCGACTTGTCGTCGGCGTCAGACCGTCTTTCCCTCTGGACTGTCGAGAGAGTATTTCGGAAGAATCCGACTATTCTCCAGGCACTCCATGCAACTCGTTCTCGGTGGGTCATTGACTCCACTCGAACAACGAGCTCACCTGAGTTAGCTATACTCAGGAAGTACGCGGGACAAGGTAATGCAACGACCTTTCCAGTTCAATCTATCTGCTATGCGGTATTCTGCATAGCCTCCCTGCTCTACGAGGAGGGAGTAACACATGCCGATAGAAATATCGGGATGAAGATAGACAGGGCTGTGAGGTCCATCCGGGTCTTTGGGGATGACATAATAATGCCATCCTCAGGTGGTCTTTGGCTAAGTGTCATACTGGACTTTGTCCAGTTAAAGGTAAACCCCCAGAAGACTCACGTCTCTGGGTCCTTCCGCGAAAGTTGCGGACTGGATGCATATCGCGGGGAGAAAGTTACTCCCTTCTATATGCAGGCCCTAACACTTAGTAAATCCCCGAAAGCAGATGAGCTTGTTAGCTGGGTGGACGTCTGTAATAACGCCCACACAGAGGGACTTTGGTCCCTATCTAACTGGATGGTAACTCAGATTTCCGAAAAGGTTCGGAATATGATCTTAACATCCAACTCACCTGGTGACGGGATCCGGTTTACCACGTTTTGTAAAGGGTACTTCTACGCTGGAAGGAAGCGATTTAATCGCAACCTCCAACGAGACGAGGCCTTATGCCTCGTTCATAGAAGTACTCAAAGACGTGGTGACCGGAACGCTTATGGATCGCTTCTCCAATACTTCGTGGAGAAGCCGAAACCTGATTCTAAGTATGAATCAGGATTCACCATAAGTACCTCGTCCTCGAAAGAGGCGAGGTGGGTGACGGTACCTTAAAACCGTCCGGGGCGGGGAGGGTCCGCCAGCAACTGCTGGAAACCTCTCCTACGCATCCGCGG